CGAGCAGGTCGTCGCGCACGTCTTCGGCGTTGGCCGCTTGCTGGACCTCAGCGTGGACGTCGAGATGCAGAGTTCGATCGACCAGGCGGCCGACATCGCCGAGGCCCATGACCTGCTGGTCCTCGCCGGGGCAGGTCACAACCAAAGCCGGAAACTGGACACGCGGCTTGTAGGCCGTGCCCAGCACCCGAGACCCGGCAAGCGTGCCCCCGTCGCGCAGCAGGGCGACGATCGCCGTGCGGATGACCTTGCGCAGGTGACTCACAGCGCGGCCTCCAGGGTCAGCACAGTGACTCCGGTGCCATCAGGCTCGACGCTGCGAACCTGGAAGCGCTCGTCTCCGATGCGCAGCAGGCTCTGAAGCGTGACCCCTTCGGCGCTTGCCGACGGCAGCGTGAAGCGCGGGCTGGACGTCGCGATGCCGTCGAAGGCCTCCCCATGCGGCCGGTCGAAGATTCCGACGACCGGCAGGCTGTCGAGCTCCGCCTGAACGGCGTGCTCGGCAACCTCGAAGAAGCTGGACAGGTCCTCGACGAACATGGCGACGTCTGATCAGGCTTGAGCTTCGCCGGTGCCTTCGCTGCCGGGAGCCGGCGCGTCGACCTTGCCCTTGGCGAGGACGCCCTGGTCCGCGAGCGCGTCGCCGAGCTTGGGGTCCAGCTCGACGAACTCGCCGGAGCCGTAGGACTTGCCGTCGTGCTCCAGCGGACCCTGGACAACCGTGTAGGTGGTGTTCTTGGCCATGGTCCTGCTCCTTACGCGACAGCGTTCTGGATGAAGTAGCCTGCGCTGCTGCCAGCGATGACCGGAGCCTCCGAGCGCGTGACCGGGAAGTACCAGGTCTTGCTGTTGCGGTCGTAGTACGGCTCCTCGACCAGCGGGTAGCCCGACAGGTTGTAGGTGTAGCCAAACGTGGGCGCGCCCATGTTGGCGACCGTGTCGGTCTCGGTGTAGGCCAGGATGGCGTGCTTGCCCCAGACGTCGGACAGGACGCCCGCGTCAGATGCCTGGACGCCGTCCGCCACGACGCACTGCGCGACGCCGAAGAACTCGGCCAGGATGGCCGGCGTGGCGACCTCGCGGTTCGAGTACTTGATGTAGTCGCGGATCTGCGGGTGCTGACGCAGGCGGGCGAAAGTGACCGGGCCGAGCACCAGGACGTTCGGGCGCCTGCCGATGCTGGCGCGGATCTGCTCCTTGCCGGTTTCGATCACGCTCGCCGGCGAGCTGGTGCCGGAGTAGTCGTTCCACTGCGACGTGCCGGACAGCGTCACGCGGTTCGCCGCAGGGTAGTTGCCCAGCGTGGTTGCGAGGCCGGCCTGGGCGATCTCCAGGCGCAGCTTCATGAAGTTGATAGTCTTCTGAAGCGTGATCGACGCCATGTCGATGCTGAAGCCGTTGGCACTGGCCTCGGCCTCCTGCAGCTGCTCGATCGGCAGCGATCCTTCGACCGAGTAGTCCACCAGCGCGTAGGTGCTGCCGGCGTAGCCGAACTGCACGCGCTTCGTGGCAGCGCCCGGCGCACGCACCAGGCCGCTGTACTGCATGAAGTCTTCTTTGCCGAACGTGACGATGTTGCCGGCGCGCTGGCCGACATTCACCATGGGGAACAGCACATCGCCGACAAGCGTGTTCTGCTTGAAGCCCTGCGCAACCGAGGTGAGAACCGGGTTGATGATGCGGGCCTGGGAGGGGGTCATTTGGGGCATGGATGGCTCCTAGTCGATGGCGATCAGGCCGATCAGTTGGGGATGACCAGGACTTCGACCTGGTCGCCGGCAGCGCCCGCGGCCGTGAGCGCGCGGCCCACGATGGCGCCCGCCGAGCGGGTGATGACGCGGCCCGAGGCGTCCAGCTCGACCAGCGAACCAGCGGTGATCGCGGCGCCGGCCTCGGCGATGGCGGTGCCAAGCGCGACGACCGGCACCGCATCGCCGATGGCGCCACCGTTCTGGGCGAAGCCCAGCGCATTGGCAGCAGCACCGGCTGCGCCACCGGTGTGGGTGACGCCGCGGAACTGGGTCAGCGCTGCCGTGGCGACCACGGTCAGCACCAGGGTGTTGGTGGAGGAAGCGGCCATGACTTAGGCTCCTTGCTGAACAGCTTTGACGGCGGCGACGTAGGACGTGCCGGGGTTGGCGGCCATGTAGGCCTTGGCAGCCGCATCGAGCGCGGCGGCATCGACGGTGTGATCCAGTCGGCCGCCCTTGCCGAGCGCCGCGGGCGCGTCAGCGGGCGCAGGGGCGGCGGCGACCGGCTTGGGGGCTTCGTTGGACCGCGCACTGGCCTGGGCTGCAGCAGCGGCGCGCTCGGCGGCGATGACCGCCATGGCGGCCTCCGGCCCGGTGGTCTTGCCGTCGAAGGCCAGTTTGTCGATCAGCGCCTCGTGACCGGGCATCGACTGGCCGCGGACGGCTTGGATGCGGGACAGCTCGGCGGCGGCGCCGGCGGTGTGACCTTCGGCCACCAGCAGAGCTGCGGCCTCCGGGTTCTCGGCCTTGAACGCGGCCGCGACTTCTTGCGGGGTGGGCATGGTTGAGGTTCCTTGAGAGGTTCGCGCCGCGGGCGCGGGTACGGGAGCAGCAGCTGCTGCCTTGGGTTTGCCCGGCCGCGAGCCGCTGGTCGCGGCGATGCGTGCGGGCTTGCGCTGCGCGTAGGCGCCGGGCTCAGCAGCCAGGCGCTCGACCATCTGATCGACGGTCGCGAAGCCGTCAGCCAAGCCGGCGTCAATGGCCTGCTGGCCGATGAACACGCGGCCATCGGCCATGTGCGTGAGCACTGCATCGGTGCTCACGCCTCGGAAGCGAGCGACTGCATCGACGAACACGCTGTAGAGCTGGTCGACCTGCGCCTGCATGTAGGCGCGACCTTCAGCGCTCAGCGGGGCGGTGTCGCTGGCGATGCGCTTGTACTGGCCGGCGGTGATCTCGGTCTTCTGCAAGGCCGAGCCGCGTGGGTCATAGGTGTGCGTGGCAACCACGCCGATCGAGCCGACAAAGTCGGTGGCGCCGCTCAGATACACGGAGTTCGCGGCCGCTCCGACCCAGTACATGGCCGAGCACATCGTGCCGGTGCACACAGTGACCGTCGGCTTCGCCTGGGCCAGCGCAGCGAGCGCGTCCGCCAGCGCCGGGATGCCCAGCACGTTGCCGCCGGGGCTGTCAGCATCGATCACCACCGCAGTGACGCGAGGGTCGGCCGCCATGCTCTGCATCTGCTGCTGCAGCAGGCTGGCCGCGGCGCCACCGCTGATTCGGGTGAACATGTTCGCCTTCGGCGCGATGACGCCGGCGATCTCGAGGACGGCCACCGAGGTGCCCTCGATGATCGAGTAGGCCTTCTGCTCGTTGGCCAGCGGGCGCCCCAGGCGTGCTTCGATGGCCTCGATGTCGATCTTGTCGCCGCGCAAGTGCGTGGCGTAAATCGCCTGCAGCTCGAGCAGCCGCTCAGGCGCAATGGCCCAGGGGCTGTTGAGGAGGTCGGTGATCGTCATGATGGTCGGCAATGTCTCGCGCAGGGCCTGTCTCACGTAAGGGGAACGTGAGACAACTTTTCGGCCTCGGCCGCCCCATCCTCTTGGTCGGTCGCATCCTCCGGATCGACAGGTGCGGTCACGGGTGCGGTCACGGGTGCGGCGCCTCTGGTAGCAGCACCCTGGGCAATCGCAGGCGACGCCTGCAGGCCGTCCTCGACGCGGGCATCTACCTCTCGCTTGCGCTGGGCGTGGTTGGCGCGCCAGTCACCGCCGCTGTAGGCCAGCGTCTCGTCGGCCAGCGTGGTCAGGCCGATCTCCATCCGCTTCTCCGCGGCGTCCGCTTCCTTCTTCGGATCGAGCGCGCCAGGACCGTCGCCGCTCCAGCTGCTTGCGCACCACGCCGCTCGCACCAGCGCGTCCACGAAGAAGCCAGGCGCCGCAATGCGCCCCTCGGCGATCTCGTCGGCGAGCCACTCCTCGTAGACCGGCTGGCAAAACTTGGTGGCCAGCCACAGACGGCGAGCCTTGAAGGTGCGCCAGGCGTCCATCAGAGCGGCACGCGCGGCGCTGTAGCTGCTCTGGAAGTGCTTGGTCAGCACCTCCACCGGAACGTCCAGACCCATGCCGACGAAGCGCATGAAGGCGCTGTAGAACGGGTCGAAGTTTGGGTTCGGGCGCCCGAGGTTTGGCGCGACGATGTCCTCGCCGGGCAGCAGATTGATCACCCGGCCCGACGTTATGCCGCCGTCCCAGCTCTGCGCGCTGTCGATGATCTTGCTCTTGGCCTCGTCGCTGAAGATGTCGTCGAAGGCTTCGGGGTCCATCTTGGCGAAGACGGCCTGGGCTGCAGCGTTGACCGCGGCGTCGATCTCCGCCGTCGCGTAGCGCTCCATCTGTTTCAGCGTGCCGATGATGGGTGCCAGCTCGGGCAGGCCTCGGCTCTGGCCAGGGCGGAGCTTGCGCTTCAGCAGCAGCAGGTTCCGCCTGCCGCTCTCCTTGCCACGGAACTCGACCCGCGACCAGGTCGCGCCGCTCGTCGAAGCGAGACTGCCGGGATGCCGGCTGCAGATGTGCGCGGCGATCGGCTCGCCGAAGCTGTCGCGCTCAAGGCCGCCGGCGATCGCCTCGGTGTCCGCCTTGCCGTTCGGGTTGCAGCAGCGATCCGCCTCTAGGATCTGAATCGCCAGGCGAAAAGGCCAGCCGTTCCGCGGCTTGTGCGCGAGCACAGCGAGGGCATCGCCGCTTTCGATCTGCGTGCGCAGGGCCAGGTCCTGCTGCTCGTAGAAGTCTTGCTCGCCCGCCGCATCGCTGAAGACGCTGGCCGCCCACACGCCGAAGCGGCGCTCGGTGTTGCGCT